TGTATAATGGTTTCTACTAGGGGAGAGTAGTTAAGTCACTCCTCCTATTTTACCCTATATATGGGGATCCCATTTGGTGGGTCTAGCCGTTAAGTTGGTCACCTTCCCAAATTTTTTAGCATCTTTCGCGATTTAATTTGCATTCGCTGACGAAAGGTGTATGCTGTAAAAAGATTTGGAGAAATTATGCACACAACACTAGTTATTTTTAATGGAGTGCTGGTCTAATGGCTGGCTGGGGAGACGCAGACGGTCGTCTAATGCCAGGAGCTGAGTGGTACGCTAACCATGGGTGGCACATTCTTCCAGTTCACGGCATAGATCGTACTGGGCTATGTACTTGCGGTAGGGAGCACACTGACCCTAAAGAGAAGGGTAAGCACCCAGCTTCCGCGCAGGGTCAGAAGGATGCAACTACTGATATCAATACCATCAGATCCTGGTGGGAGGAGAATCCTCACTACAATATCGGCGTATTCGCCAAGCCATCTGGTTTTTTTGTAATTGATATTGATCCCCGTAATGGTGGAGATAAATCTATACTTAAGCTGGAGGAACGCGCTCTAGGCGAGCTACCAGCCACCGTAGAAGCTGTAACAGGTGAATACAACACCGACACTGGGCCTAAACGCGGTAGACACCTAATCTATAGATGCTCACCTGACGAGAAATTTATTGCAAACTTTAATAAAGAAGGTTTGCCTGGCATCGACGTAAAGCACAATGGCTACATTCTTATAGCCCCGTCTCGTCACTTCTCTGGCCACTGCTATGAGTGGGAGCCAGGACACGCTCCCTGGGAGATGGAGATTGCCGAAGCACCAGAAGAGCTACTCAGTGTTATTAGATCAAAAACTCTAAAAAAGTCGAGCGGAATTTCTGGAACTGGGTACGCAACATCCGACTGGGAGTTCTTACGCGAGCTTGATTTCGGAGATAAAGGTAAGCTCGACATCGATAGCATCCTTGCCGATGGAATCGACGAGGGTGGACGTGCAGTTGGCCTATATCAGCTAGCATGCGCCCTAGCAAATAAGCACGGAACAGACTTATCTGGCAGAACTGCTGTAGAAGCAATGATGCTTAAGTTTAATGCTGAAATGGTTAGACCGCCGATGGATATCGAAGGCCCTAACTCGATCTTGATGCATACTCGTCGAGCAATTGACTTCGTAGCCAATAACCCCATATGGGACAAGTGGTGGGAGGGCTTAAAAGAGTATGTACCAGAAAATGGCATGGACTGGGCAAAAAATGCCGAGGCTAATTTCCTAAAAGCACCTAGTGTAGCTAATGCGTTCAACTACAGTGGATCATCCGATGAACAGGATTTCACTGGAAACTACCAGACCCTAGACTTGTCATCATCATCGCAAGTCGGTGATCAAGTTGCAGTTCTAGCTGCTAAAGGTAGGTCGATCCAGGATATTGCTTTAGGTGGAAATCTAGATCTCCCCAAAGACGTAGATGCTCTTAGTGAAGAAGCTGGTGGACGACCAGGATCACGAAGTTTGACCGATGTCGGTAACGGCCGTCGTCTAATTGATGCCTTTGGGTCAAGCATTCGCTACACTTCCAATGTTGGATGGTTTGTCTGGAATGGCAACTATTGGCGTCCAGATAAGGAATCCGCTGAGATTAAAGAACTGTGTAAGTCAGTCTCTACTGTAATTGCTAGAGAAGCTGCCATGCTCAAATCGTTGGATGATCCTCGTGGACCAGAGATTGTAAAGTGGGCAAATCAAGCCAAGTCAAATGGACGAATCAATGCAATGTTAGAGCAGGCTACATCAGACAGCCGCGTCCAAGTAGACGTGGAAGAGTGGGACAAAAACCCATACCTGTTGGGTGTAAAAAATGGTGTCGTAGATTTGAAAACTGGCAAGCTTAGCCAGGGAGATATAGAGTCCCACATCACTCGTGTATCTCCTATTGCCTATACCCAAGGGATTCGCGACATCAGATGGGAGACGTTCCTACTAGAGGCAGTCAATGGCGATAGGGAATATCTGGATTGGCTACAGAAAGCAGTAGGGTATACCGCTACGGGATTGACTAACCAAGACTACGTATTTCTAATTTATGGCCCACCAGGATCTGGTAAGAATACCTTCATCGAAACTATTTTTGAAGCTCTTGGTAAGGCTCAGCATGCCTGGGCGCTTGACTCAAATGTACTAGCACTCGGAGATCGAGTCAGTGCGTCTGACGAATATCATATGGCTGAGCTTCGTGGACGCCGCATGATTTGGGTAGACGAGCTACCCGAGTCAGAGCGCATCAAGGAGAATCAAGTAAAGAAGCTAACTGGTTCTGGAACCATTCAGGGTCGATCTCCTGGTGAACGCCCTATCCAGTTCACGTCTACTGGAAAGCTTTGGATCTCGACTAACCACCGACCTATCATTACCGACGAGGCTATGTGGCGTCGTCTTCTCCCTATCCCATTGACTAACAAGCCAGCAAAGCCAGACCCAGGGTTGAAGAAGTATCTAGCGGACCCAGAGGGAGCTTTGCCAGCGGTATTAGCGTGGATTGTCGAAGGAGCTGTCAAGTACCTAGCATCTAGTTTGGACAACCCACTCGAGATGTGCGGAGTAGTTCGGGATGCCCATGAGGTTTACCGAAAGAATGAAGACCGAATTGGTGCATTCCTAGATGAAGAAACTATCGCTAATCCAGCTAGTGACATGAAGATGACGGATCTATATAAGCGCTACAAGAACTGGAGCGAGTCTCGTGGAGAGCGTAACTTGACACAAATTGCATTCCACAGAAAGCTGTCTGATAGAGGTATGGAAGTTCTTGGTGCAGGTAACCGAGCTATTCTTAGCGGTATATCTCTAGCACCTCATGAAGTATCAGCTTCCCAGTCCCCCGACTTTGCGTCAGCAGCTAGATTTTCTACTGTAAATTTCTAAACTATAGGGTAGGATATAGACTATGAAAATTTTTATTGCAACTCCAATGTATGGTGGAATCGCTAAAAGTAACTACACTATTTCTTTGCAAAATTTGTTAATCCAGCTGTCTCAGCGGGGGCACACCGTGCAAACCACTACTGTAGGTAACGAGAGTCTTATAACTAGAGCTAGAAATACATTAGCTCATAAGTTTATGAAATCTGACTTTGATGCCCTACTATTCATCGATGCAGATCATGGATGGAACGCGGATGATGTAGTAAAAATGATTGAATGCGGCAAGGACTTTATTGGAGCCGTATACCCTATGAAGGGTATTAACTGGAACAATGTGCGCGCTGCAGCTCTACAAGGTCGGGAAAATCTAGAACTCTATTCTGGAAGCTTTGCAGCTAATTTCACCGACGACCCTCAGGACGTTGACCCCAATAAGCCATTGAAGATGAAAGATATCGGAACTGGCATGATGTTCTTGACCCGCAAGGTGTTCGAGGATTTGAAGCCAATCTGTGAGACTTACATCAATAACAACATTGGAAACACTGGCATAGAGTACGGTGAAGAGGTTACCGAATACTTTAAGACGTTCATTGATAATGGCATCTTATTGTCAGAAGACTATGCGCTATGTAGGATGTGGCAGTCACTGGGAAATGATGTCTATGCCGCCCCGTGGGTACGCATTACTCACTCTGGAGATTACAATTTTTCTGGGCAATTATTAGCTACTTTAGACCTACTAAATAGTGCTGGCGTGGAAGGTAAGTCTAGCTCGGCTGAGACTACGCCAGTACCTGAGTCCGAGTAGGCTGGTCGCAATTATGGCACTAGCATCTAAACTAGCTAAAGCTAATCAAGCGTATAGACGAACTTTTCTATGCAAGTTAATGCAAGTAACTTTAGACCCATCGCTCTCCGATGACGATAGGTCAGCACTATTGGCTATAATTAATTCAAAAGCATTTGACGCCGATCACGTGCCGAATAACCGACTCGCGCAGGCCCTGCGTGAAGAAGGATTTGATGTAAGTTCTAGTGCAGTAGATCGCCACAGACGAGGCGACTGCTCATGTAATAGAATTTCAAAGGGAGACCAATGAGCTTATCCGATAAACTAGAAAAGCTAAGAATGCCTGGACAAAGTGGTTCCGACGTTAGAATAACTAAGACACCAGAGGACTGGCGTCCTAGGATGGACTTAGATACCCTAAAGGGAGGGTTTGTTGTAGGCTCCCCTAGAGCAGCAGGGGGATCTGTAGATGCTTCTTCTATCCTAGACGAGTTCGGACTGAGCGCAGAAGAATGGTCAGTCACGTCAATGAGACGTGGAAAATGGCAGAAATACGATGGCGAGTGGCTGGAGTCTATTAGAGTAAACCTCGCCCCGACTGGTATAGCCATTAACGATAACCTAGACTTAGAAGCGCTAGCTGACCACATAAAAAAGTGGAAGCCAGCTAAGGGCATAAAGAAGTCTACTGGATCTGGCTCATTTTTAATTGCCGCCGCTGATCAGCAGATCGGTAAAAAGGCAAACGGAAACGGTACCGAGCAAGCAATCGATCGAATTTTAGGATTGACAGAGCGAGCTGTACATAAATTTGAAAGCTACAAAAAGGCTGGTGTAGCCCCTGGATCGATCACGTTAGCACTACTGGGAGATCACGTAGAGGGGAACGTAAGTCAGGGAGGTAGACTTCAGGGATTAGCTGCCTCGGACTTAGGTCTAACTGAGCAGACAAGAGTAGCACGACGACTCCTACTAGCTCAGATTAAGGCTCTAGCCCCACTAGTAGATCGACTAATTGTCCCAGTAATTAACGGAAACCACGATGAGGTAACTCGTCAAGTTGCTGCGGATCCAGCCGATGGTTGGAACGTAGAGATTGCATCGGCAGTTCAGGATATATGCGCTGAAAACCCAGAATTGGCTCACGTGGAGTTTCGTTACCCTAGCTCAGGGCACCAGACTCTTACTGTAGACATCGACGGTACAATGCTAGGACTGTTTCACGGCCATCAGGCTAATCAGAACAATGTTATGAAGTACCTATCTCAGCAAGCAGCTGGTAAGACAGCGTTAGGCGGAGCAGATGTGTGGATTTCTGGGCACTTCCACAACTTCCGCACTATGGATATTGCCGATAGATTGTGGCTACAGGCTCCTACCACTGACCCAGGTAGCGAGTGGTTCCGTGATCGTGCTGGCATGGAATCGAAGCCAGGATTGTTGACTATGATTATAGGTGGCGACTTCGAGCCACGAGAACATATTAGTGTATTGGCGGTTAAATAGTGTCTAAGAGAGATTCTTCTAGCAAGACTCTAGCAAAAACTATCAGCTGGGAAATTTTCCACATGATTGTTGTTGCTGGCATCTTATATGCTTTCACTGGAGAGTGGGAGTACGCTGGGCTTGGAGCCATTCTATATGTGACCTTAGAGTCACTGGGCTACTATGTCCACGAGCGTATCTGGGTGCGATTCAACTGGTTCTCTAAGAAGAAATGAAAATAGCTGTCTACACAATTGCGCTGAATGAGGAGCAATTTGTAGAAAGATGGTACAAAAGTGCAAAAGACGCTGACTATCTCTTAATTGCAGATACAGGTAGTACAGATAGTACCGTCAAAACTGCAAAAAAGCTCGGAATCAATGTAATTAATATAACCGTGCGGCCTTGGCGTTTTGATGATGCACGCAATGCTTCGCTTGCAGCTCTCCCAGCCGACATCGATATGTGCGTACAGCTAGATATGGACGAGGTACTTCTGCCAGGCTGGCGAGATGAAATTGAAAACGCCCTTAAGCAGGGTGCAACACGAATTCGCTACAACTATACCTGGAACTGGAAAGATGCAGCTGAGACAATTCCTGCAACTACGTTTGCAGGAGACAAGATTCACGCTAGACATGGATACAGGTGGAAGCACCCAGTACACGAGGTAATAGTTCCTTACGGGACTACTGTAGAAAAGCAGATATGGACACAACTCAGCTTGCACCACCACCCAGATAATACAAAGTCTAGGGGCCAGTACTTACCGCTTCTTAAGTTATCTACTCAAGAAGACCCCTTTGACGATAGAAATGCGTATTATTACGCTAGAGAGTTGTTCTTTTACGGTAAGTATGATGAAGCGGCTGCAGAGTTTAAGAGACATTTAAGCTTGCCCAAAGCCACTTGGGCCCCAGAAAGAGCCGCCTCCATGAGATACCTGGCAAAGATAGAAGTAGATAGAGCTGAAGACTGGCTGCTTAAGGCGATCAAAGAGGCACCAGGCAGGAGAGAGGCTCTAGTTGAGCTAGCTCAACTCCAATACAATAATCAAGCCTGGGGGGGCTGCTTCCACTTTGCAAAGAAAGCTCTAGAGATCGAGACTAAGCCAATGGACTTTTTATGCGAAGATTTCGCATGGGGATACCTTCCATGGGATCTAGCTGCAATCGCTAGCTACTACTCTGGTGATAGGGAAGACGCCCTTACTTATGGCAAAAAGGCTCTTGAGCTAGATCCAGAGAATAAGAGACTCCAAGAAAATATGAAGTTTTACGAAAATTAGATGTAAATATCTCTGTCTAGCCACATTTGGTAGTAGTCAGATTTAGCCTGGTACCCAGATGGCATCTCTTTTGATACATCAGCATCAAATGCTCTTCGTCTAGCAAACTCTAACGAATTAGGAAATCTGGGTGTGTTGAACCCATAAACTGGTTGATTATCCTCTACCCAAGACTCGCCTATGGCATACCGATGTGACATGTGCTGAAGCTGGTCTAGGGCTATAGACTCCCCTAATGCTAGAGGTCCAGATACGTAGAAAGGGTGGCGACCATATTTCCCTTTGAGAACTCGATCAACCACTAGATCAATGACAGTTTTTAGTAGACTGTCTCCAGGAGATTTTACCCAAAAAAGAGTATTAGCAGTAGTAAATACCGAATTTCCTGGCTCTATTTGTATATCCCTGAAAAATATTAATTCTGTTTCTTCGCTCAGTGAGCCTACCCAGTCCATCTTAGATATGGAGACAGTCAGATCAAAATACCAGCCACCATAGATATATAAAATACAGTATCTAGCTAAGTCTGCTTTAAACGCCAGTGGTTTAAGTTTATTGAAGGCTTCTAATACAGGAGGATCAAAGAAATTTTTTAACAAATATACGACATCATCCATTACCCATAGTCGATGCCGACCAGTGCTAGCCTTTCTGATATCCAGTATTCTTCTATCAGGGACTCTATCTACTTCACCATCTACTAGAAGTATTTGATGTATTAGTGACTGTCGGATAGCGCTTTGTATATCTGTCACTTCGAGTTTTTTCTCTGAGAATGATAAACATCCACGGCATTGGCACTAGTTCGACTTTGCCACGTAAACTTGCAATCCAGGCATGTAACTATACGCATGGTGGCCCACCTGCCGCCGTCAGGTCTTTCGACGGTATCAGTAGATAAGCTACTAGTCTTTGCCCTACAATTAGGGCACAATGGGAATCGTTTGTATCGCATCTCTTGCCCATCCCAGTTCACTGACAAGGTATTTCTAATCTTTTTAGAGTCCAACCCTCCCCAAATACCGTTAAGTTGCTTATTGTCTAGTGCCCACTTAATACATTCTTGTCTAACGGGGCATATAGCGCATAGCTTCTTTGCTTCCCACTGCTGAGATGCCTTATTAGAGAAGAAATTATCTATTTTGTCAGAGTTCTCTAGCTTACCGCATTCAGAATCTTCATGCCAATCTGGACCATCAAAAAACATAGGGAACCTCGATAAATGTTGCATCAATATCTAGCATAGGGTCATCAGACTCACAGAATACTAGGCATGACTCGTCGCCATCTTCATAGTAGTACCCTCCCTGGACTTCCGTCGACTCTTCAATAAGTCGATATCCGTCACCTAGGGATTCGGCCACGCCTTCACGCTGTAGTTGTCTAGCTAAATTAGCACGAGCAGTAGAGTCTTCTGCAAGGTCAATCCATGTATCAGTGAATAACACTACAGAGTCTGAGTGTAGACTTCTAGGGAATCCGTCACCCTCCCAGATTATCCAATCAGGGCCAGAATATTTTCTTGATATCTTCACATTTTAATATTAATATCTACAGATTAGACTATACCGTAAATTACAAAATTAATTTACTGGCCACACGTAATCATAAGAGTCTGGTCTAGTGCCAGTATCCTCTGGCCAACCCCACTGGGAGTACCAGTCATAGTCTTTAGTTAGGAGCGCCAATCTGTGGCTAGAGGCTACTTCTTTGAATTTATTCATGTCAGATACCCATGAAGGCGGAGTTGACATTGTACCACTGAGTATCCCATTGCGAATTGCAGTTTGAATAGTAGCTTTGGCCTTATCACCAATCGTAGAGTTATAGCCTCGGCTCTGCCATTCACTTACCATTGCTTGGATATATAGGTAGAGAGACATCTCGTGACCACGCCACATCTTGACAGCTGGATGATTGACCCAGCCCTTAGGTGCGCGATGGTTGCCTTGCGGATCTAGCTCCAGGAGGGTCATCAATATCTGCCAGCCTTCTAGGGCTTGCTTGTTGAGACGGGCACGGTCTAGCGTGCGAGCAATGTCTTCAAAAGACGAAGTAAGCGGTACAAATGTCTGCATAAGATAAATGTACCGCTTACTTATAAGTTTGTCAAGTTATTGACCGAATGCTTTTACCACATTCTGCTTTAGTGTCCCAAACACTGTAACGACTAGCTCATCGGAGTCCATATTTTGTGCGATATCCGCATAAGTTTTAGCCTCAGGGTAGCTGATTTTAAACTCTAACCCAACCTGCTCGATTACCTGTTCAACTGGTATACCTAAAAATGCTGCAATTTTAGTCGTTGCCACTTCTTTAGCTTCAGACAGTGTACTAGCAGAAATTTTTAGTTCAAAAGAAGCCCTGATCATTATTTAGAAACTCGCTTCTCTAGCTTATATGGGGAATAGTGAACGCCATTTAGGGTAGGACTTTTCGAGTCAGTACTATTGAAGATAACATCCCCATAGCGAACTGCTACTACCGTACCCTTACGCCCATTGTGGATAGACCCTAACTTATCGGTGAATCCGTCTGACTTAACTCGCACGACATCCCCGACAGTTACCTGCCCAGGCATCAATGGAATCCAAGTATAGTCAGAGTCATCTTCTTCCTCTGCTATAGAGTACCCACGGGCTAGCTGTGAGAATACACTTAGAGTCTCTTCAGTTAAATTATCGCTTAGCTTAGGGATAGTCTCCCAAGCCTCTAAAAGCTTCAAGATAGCTTTCCCTGACCCGACTTTTACCCTAGCAGCTTCAAGCTGTTGGATTACCCAATCTTTATTAATTTCTGGCATTAGTCACTCTCCTTACTAGAGTTTACCACTATATTTTTTATAACATCAGACGATGACTCAAAAGCCTCGAGCCCATTTATGTAGGATACGCGCTGCATGGTAGATAGATGCTGCCTCTGAGCTGGAGACATATCTTCTACCTGATATGCCAGAGTTGCCCAGCTAGGGTCCAGATTGCCAGCGTCCTGCCAGTAGGTGACAATCGGAGTAGACGAGTTTAATGCTTGAACTACCCTATAGTTCCACCATGTCAGACTGTTTCTCTCCTGAGGAGGGATAAGTATACCGATGCTACCTACTATTACGTCCATAGCGCGAGCGTCATCACTAGTTCTTCCAAGCTTAGTTGGTTGAATTGGGAGGACGATCGACTTAGCTACGTAGGATAGCCAAGAACTTTTAATATTCTCCGCTGCCCATACGTCTGCTCTGGAGAAGTTAACCGACCCAGTTCCGATCAATGAGACATCAAAGTTTAATCCGACCATCTCACTCTCCGAAGCAAATCCAAGAGCATCTCGCACTCTTGCCTCGGAATTCCACGGCACTGCTGGATATAGCAATCTAGGCCACAGATCAGAAGACATCTTAGCTGAAACAGACTCTAGCATGGCTTTCTTGCGGGTGGCAGCATCAAAACCTTCCCGCTTAGAGTAGTAGGAGCCAAGTAAAATGTTATAGTCCCTTGACACAGCATTGATACTATTTCTGTATTGCCACACCTGCGGACTATCGACTACCACGCTCAGTCGCGGACTGTGGAACATGATGTCTAGCACATTTAATGCCCCGTAAAGCTTATTTGCACTTATAGAAGTTGGAGGCAGTAGTCCAAAGATAACGTGATCAAACTGCGCTAAGTACTCAGATGTCCAATCAACACTAGGTGACGCCCAAGTAACCTGAGCAAATTTAGAAATCTGATCTGCAAGCACGCTGAAAAAACTTACATTAGCAGGCTGTTTGCAGTGATGGGATCCCATCCCTGTGAAGAGTACTTTCATAGTATGCCCTTTATGAAAATAGACGGGGGGCACCTTATTAGATGCCCCCCGCATATTTAGTTAATTAGAACGGAGTGTCTGCACTAGCAATAGGCGCTGCAGGTGCAGGGGCAGGTGCTGGAGCAGGGGCAGGTGCTGGAGCAGGGGCAGGTGCTGCTGCCGCTGGAGCTGCCGATGCAGCTGGCGCTGCCGCGGCCTGAGACGGGAAGTAGCTCTTGATCTCGTTACCCTGCTTGCCGTTGTAGGTTCGGATAGCAATCTTACCGCGGAATGAACGGTGAGCTAGAGCCTGCTCTACCTGAGCAGGCGTTGGGTTTGCCATCCAATAGTCCTTGCTAAGGCCAAGTGCTGCACCCTTACCAAAGAAGATGTTCATTGCAGTCTCGTTGTCTGGAGAGACAACCCACTGATCCCAGACACGGCGCTTAGCGTATGGGCCACCCTGAACTTCAGTGGTGATCTTGAACATGAGCTTGCCAGTAGAGGTCTGAGTTGCCTGAGCCTCTACTACCTTCAACTCGTAGTCACCCTCTGGGAGTGGCTCGTAGTTAGTGTTTGCTGCAGCATCGCCAGCCTTCTGGACGAGTTCTGCGAAATTGACCGTAGTCATAGGTTATTAACCTTCTTTCTTTGTTGTGGTTGAAGTCTTCTTCTCTCCGAAGACCATATCCAGCATGCGTTCGACCCCGAGGTCTTGCTGGTGTACTACCTTTCCTAGTCGTCCCTGGACGCGCTCGCCAGCTTCATATTCAGGAGTACGTTCGACATACATCTTACGCACCTTATATGGAGGCTGCAATGGGTCTGGATTAGGTTCCGTCTCCACTGTGATTGCACCAAGGATGTCATAGAAATAAGGGGCCTGAATTGCTAGCTGGCCTTGGAGGTATGGGCGGTACACACCGTCCTGCCCCTTACGGGCCATAGCGGTCAGAATGACAGCCTCTAGAGGCTGCGTTGGGTGCATAGTCAGGTCACGAAGATCACGAAGAAGTGCACCCATGTGGCGGAGAAGCTCTCCCCACTGCTGCATCTTCATCTGTTCGGTTCCTGCAATATTGTCCATGCACTTGACCTGAAGCTCCGAAATGGAGTCGATGATCAAGGACTTGAACTGGTGCTTACCTGACTGAAGCCATTGAAATGCCTTCATGACAACATCGTAGTCATTTACCTTGACTACAACAGTGTCCCAAGTTCCGTCAGCTAGTGGCGGTTCTTCGGTCAGTGGATCCCAGTACTTGATGTTGATTGGTAGGAAGCGGTGGCCTCCTTCAACATCGAGCATCAGGCGTGGGTAAGGTGCCGTGACAGCAAAGCTGGACTTACCAACCTTAGATTCGCCATAAACCATAATTGTTAAACTGCGATCGACGTCAGACATTATTCCTCACTTCCCTTCTTTTCCTCGATTCCGTAGTAACCGTATGGGTCGGATGACACATACGCATCGCTCAGAGCGGCCTCTGCTGCCGAGCCGTCATCAAACAGCGGGCAGATAGCGAAGAATTGGCACTTCCACTTACAATCCTTGCTTGGCTTCGGATATGCGTGCTTGAAGTGACTCTGTCCATCATCTAAAGCATCGCGGACGTCTAGCATGTCGCCAAGCACGCCCTCTAACTGCTCTAGAAATGCACGAAGAGTAAACTTATTGTGACGTACTTCGATCTGGTCGTAGAACGGTGGCTTAGCATAAGCACCGCGCTTAACCTTACGAAGCATTGTGAAGATGGCACCATCCGTGCGGTTACCGTCTTCCGCGCTCTGGACTTCATCCAGAAGCATGTAAGTTTTAACCTGCTCATTCATATGAGCCATGGCACCGAAGTCAGCGAATGACCCACCGACAGTCTTGAAGTCGCGAATCATGCGGGCACCGTCAATCTTACGGCGTACACGCATATCGATCTTACCTTGTAGGATCACGCGGCCATCCATCATAGGACGCTCTAGGATCTCTTCAGTAGAGATCAGCTCGAGCTCAGCGTCGATGCCCTCGTGCTCGATCCACTCTAGGTATCCTTCTAACATTACTCGGCCTAGCTCAGCGTCAGCCTCCAGCTGAGTAGTATCGCGAGCTTGCTCCACCATCTTTTTTACATCTTCTTTTACTAGATCTGCATGAGCCTCTAGTAAATCCTGACCAGTCGAGTAGTGGCGATCTAGTGCTTCGTGAATACGAGAACCTAGAGCTAGAGCCCCAGTAAACTCGGTAACCTTTGGACGTAGGCGACGGTAATACGTTAGCCACCACCTACGACGGCAATCTTTGAAAGTTTGAATCTCGGAATTGGAGATTCTTACTGGTTCTGTCATTACAATTCCTTCTTACTGTCTTGAAGCATCTTGAGAAGTTGAGCCTTATCTTTTACAACCTGCTCAAAGTTCTCTGACTTAGCGTCTAATGCCTCGATAACTCGTTCTTCTACTGTGCCCTCGGTAACGTAATCGGTGATGAGAATCGAATCATGAATCTCGGAGCCGATACGGTGAACGCGGTCCAAAGCCTGCTTGTAGTCAACAAGAGACCATGGCCTTTGAAGCATAACAAGTCTACGTGCAGTTGTCAAGGTGACACCTACACCACCAGCCTGGGCAGTAAATAGAATCCACTTAGTGCGTCCTGACTGGAAGTCATCAATAGCCTTTTGGCGATCCTCTGCAGACACAGCGCCAGTGATAAGACCATGAGAAATCTTTTCCTTAGTTAAGCGAGCGCTGAGTAAATCTATTAGCTGGCGAGACACTGCGCACACTGCAACAGAGTCATCTCCAAAGTCGCCGTTTTCAATGTCATCCATTAGAGCATCTACCTTACAGGAAGGGTCCGACAAAATCATCTTCTCTTCACCTTTATCGGTAAGCTCGATCTGGCCGTAGGCGCTTGCAAATTGAACTAACCGACCCATCTGAGTGAGCGGATTTGCTGCAACTACAACACCACCATCTAGAACGCCCGAGTCAAGCTGAGACTCCGCCAGATCATGGTCTGACACGCCCTCTAGCGTAGCCATCATGTGATCCAGCATTTGCTTATAAGCTTTTGCCTGCTTAGCACCCATCTCGACGTCCCTACGGTCATTAATGACTTCAGGTAGCCAAGGAAGTACCCTCTGCTTCAACATACGACGCATACGCGGGTGGATTCCAGCAAAGAATTCCAACTCCATGGCTGGCTTGAGTCCGAGAATCATTAGACCGCCGAAAGCATTCATCATAGTGTTGACATAGCGGTCCAGCCACTTAGTCTTACTTGGCCACTCTTTCTCATCTAGCCAGTGGAGAATCGGCCACAGGTCAACAACTGTGTTAGCAATCGGGGTACCAGTTAGCGCAAATCTGATGTCAGCATTGCCAGATGCAGCCCAGAATGCACGAGTCTGCTTAGACTTCGGGTCCTTAGATCGGTGAATCTCATCGGCTACTACTGCTTTAAACGGAATTAGGTTTAGGTCACGCTGATGCACTTCACAGCGGGAAGGGGTAACCTTACTATCGTGACCTCCGCAGTCGGTGCAGCGTGCAAGTGCAATACTTCCATATGAAAGTAGACGCGAATGAGTACGTAGGGACTCCCAGTTAATGACATAAACCTGAGCCTCGTGCTCAAAAGCTTTCCTGCGCTGAGCAGCTGATCCTTTAACTACCTGAACATCAATTCCAGGCCACCAGCGATCAAACTCTCGCTCCCAGTTAGTCTTAAGAGTATTTGGGCAGACAATTAGAGCTGGGAATACTTGCTCTCCTTTATCGTGTAGACGCTTAAGGGATCGAATTGCCTGAGCAGTCTTACCTAGTCCTGGTTCATCTGCAAGTAGTGCACGACGAGCAGTAGATAGGAACTCCACTCCAGCACGCTGGTGGGGGAATAGATCCTGATCGCCTTCTTCCATCATTTCGATTTCGCGCAGAGCATTGCTCGGGTCAATACGATTAGCCTTCTCATCGCGAGCCCATTGAGCCAACGCTGGACCGATCTCAAGCTGGTCTCCAAACGTGGAACGTAGAGATAGGCACCCAGTCCAAGACACGGGGATACGCCAAACGTTACGGTCGGAGTCCCATTTTGCTCCTGGAAGTGATCGGCAAACTTCCTTAAGTCGCCATTCAGCATTGACGATTATGTGCTCACCGTCTAGCTCTACAAAAACGCCCATTAGGGCCTCCTCTTCTTTCTATGTGTCTATATTATCAGAAAAAATCTCGTGTGCAAGAGATTTTTGATAATAATTTAATCTTCTAGCAATTTTATAGGCTTCCAGCCTTTTGCAACTAATCTAAGTAGGGCGTGTCGGATTGAATCCAGCGCGTGTCCAGCACCTCCACGATGCCAATAGTCAAGCTTCTTAATCTTTTCATTGGTAAACATAGCCATAGCATTGGCTGGAGCCTGGAAATAGATGTCATCCATCATGCGCCCGCTGTCTAGTAGGCATTGTTTGACAATGCCAATTACTTCTAGAGAGTACGGAGCTTGAGAGTTACGCACAGTCTGCGCATTAATGATGAATCGTTCGCAAACTACATCTAACGTAGGTAGAATTTCTGAATTACCGAGTACCTCCCGAACAGATGAGGCTACCTCGTGCTGCTCTAGTTCACGGGACCAGATCTTTACTGGCTCTTGCCCCTTCTCATAGGAAAAGAGCGTCATGCCAGTCATCTTACCTGGGTCAATTGCTAGTACGTACATCATAGATATTTAGCTCCCCAGTTTTCTAGTGGCCCATCGGCATCTGCGGTCAGCGGCACTGCCCAGCCTTCAGTAGTAGTCATACACTTACGTACTAGCTGCTTAACCTCTTCCGCATCCTTACGGGGAGCATTAAGGACAATTTCATCGTGCACTGGGACAATTAGGAGATCAGTGAGATCGGCCTGGTCAAGCTTCACTAGGTTTGACTTAAATACCTCGGCAGCTCCACCCTGAATTAGGTAATTGACTAGGGTATAGACTCGATCTTCATCACATGGAATTCGACGTCCAGTCCAGGTATTAACATAGCCTTGACCCTCGAGCTCCAAACGCTCAGTTCCTCGCTTTTCAACAGCCTTTTGGAATGACTGCATTCCAGGATAGCGACTATCGAAAGCATCAGACACTGCACGCATCTGCTCTTCTGGCACGCCTGCGGTTAAGGCCTGTTTAGCCACTCCAGCCCCGTAGAGGCGACCGTAGACTACTCCCTTGATAAGTCCTCGGCGCTTGTCTGATTTGACCATAGTGGGGTCATTATAGACCTCACGGCCGATCTCGGTGAATGGGTCAGACCCAGTTGCATCAGATCTTAGGAATAGCTGAATAAGATTTGGATCCTGAGATAGAGAAGAGAACATACGGAACTCAACCTGATCGAGGTCGGAGGTGATAATCACGTGATCATCATCCTTAGGGAGGAATGCGCGACGTACAGTATCGTCACCCTTAGGTAGTGTCTGCAAGGCTGGGTTCTGGATAGACATACGTCCAGTACGAGCACCCATCGTATTGATAGAGGGGTGCACAAACCCATTTGTATTGTCGTTGATAAAGTTCAAGAAGTATGTATTTGCAACCTTAAGAGCTTGTCGATACTTAAGAGTCGTATCTGCTAGCTGCTTAATTTCATCTGTACCGTCAATAGTGAACTTTTTGAGCTGATCCTTAGATGCTGATTTCTGACCCTTATCGGTAAATTCAGTAATCTCAGCGCCCATGCCTTCAAAGACTTTGACCAGCTGCTGGTTACTTCCAATACTCATTCCGTAGTTCTTTTTAGCCCAGTCGGCTACCTGATCCGTATAGGAAATTAGCTCGTCGTACTTCTTCTTTGAATACTCTAGGTCTAGTCGAGCCCCGTTGAGTTCCATTTTTGTAGTAATACGACGAACGTTCATCTCTAGCTCGTATGGCATGCTGTACGGTTTCCCTGGTGCTGTATACTGCCAAAACTGCTCGAATAGCTTCATAGTGAGTACGGTGTCTAGTGCACCGTAAGACCAGTAGGGTTCGTAGTTAATAGGAACAGTGCCCCAAGTCCAGCCATTATCAGTCAGTCCGTGGTCTAGGATGCTCTGTAGTGCTGCAGCTCTAGGGTCTACATGCACACGTGTTAACTCTTTGAGCGCAGCGCTTTCCAGCGGATTAATGATTTTCGACATGATCATCGTGTCATGTGCACGATGCCAGGGGAGCTCCCAATCAGATTGAACGTCGAACCAACGAGCCTCGAATGCAATGTTATGACAGACAATAGGACCATCAAAGCGATTCATAGCATCGTAGAAGACACCCTTCCAGTCCTCCCATGGGATAGACCATCCAGTCTGACCATCACCGACCTGAACTAGACGTAGACGCCCGTGCCAAGGGGAGAAGGCATCCTTACGAGGATTACCTGGAAGCTCCCCCGTCTCGGTGTCGATGGCGATTGCATTGAGTGGACGACGTTCGCTTAGCCAAGTCATAAACTCGCTGGCTTTCTCCACTGTATTGACTAAGTGAAGGCCAACTCCCTCTAGTCCTGCTGTCATTTAGTGTCTTTCTATAGTGTGCTACGGAATTATTTCAATAGTATAAGCACTTTCTATTTCACTGTCAACTTTAGCTGCCTGATCAAGCAATCTTCTAGCTACTGATGTTAAGTAGTGTGAGTCAGTCTCCTCATCATACTTATATAGCGCATCTACTATTTCTACTGGGTCAGAGGTTACCATAGCCCAGTGGCGATGTTTTTCAGGAAAAACTAGGTCAAGAGTTTCGCTAGGATTGCAGCCATCACATGGGACAGATCTAGAGTCTAGCTTTGATGTAGCTATTTCTGTCAGCTTATATCTAGATGTCATAGGGCATGCCGCTCCATGAAATACTAAGGACACGCCAGTGCGCGATAGTATATATGTTCCACTATCTGTTCGATAGAGCTCAAATTCAATCCATCTGGTAGAGAACCTACGCTCCGACGTGGACTCAGCAAGTTTTCTCCCATTGAACTGTAAAGTTCTATCCTTATCCTTAACTGAATACATAATTATCCTAGGTCTGGCGGCAATAAGCTAGGATCGAAGATCATTAGAGCAGTCTGGGTCTCCTTGTAGGCCTTACCGATCATATTTCTAGTGATGTCGGTAGGTGTAGACCCTACAGTAGCTAAGTAATCAGACGTCTCCCTAAGCTTATCTGACATAAGCAAAAAGTATTGAGCAAGCACCTCTGGAGCTGCTTGTCTTACCTCGAACATGGTTGCTTCAGTCTCGGCTAGCGGGATATCATTAACGTCTAGATAGATTTGTCGGTAAAAAGTCAACACACCCGAGTCACCATCTCTAACCGTGTATCTTACAACTGTCTCTGGCATATTAGCCCCTCTCTGTCTTTAGGATGTTTAGCTCTTCCTGCAGATTTCTAACCTGCTCTGATAATTCTTTTACTGCTTGAAGTAGTACTGGTGTAAAAGCTTCATATCTCATTGTATAGGCCCGAGTACCGTCTGGCAGTGGTGTCCCGTCCCCAGTTCCAATGAATACATCGGTCGACTCGGGGGATAGATTTTGAAGGCTAGCTAAAACATCCTGGGCTATAACACCGAATTTTAGTTTATTAGTTGAATCAGCTTTCCAGTTGTATGACACAGGCGAGATGGAATTTATAAACTCTAACCCTAGATGCAGAGGTTGTATATTAGTCTTAAGTCGCTCATCCGAATAGGCGTCAGCCTTCTTCAGGGTACCAGTCCACCTATCGGCGTAGACATAGTGATTTACACCAGCAACGCTAACGTCTGTAAGTGCAGCGGCCCCGTAGGTGCCATCTGAGTACACAGCTGATGCCGATGCAGTAAGCATGGTGTCTACCGATGAGCTGAATCTAAATCTTAAGGCGTCTAGAGCGCCATCTAGCTGAACGATCGGATATGAGCCACTAGTTCTAATAGTTCCACCAGAGATAGTACCGCTATTAGTTATAGACGTGGTCACTGCCTTATCTACGTAGCAAGTACCGTTACTGGCATACAATCTGAAGTTAGATGCTCCAGCAGTATCGTATCCAAAAATACCATTCTTGTTAATGGTCACATGTTGCGCAGAAGTAGCAGACGTCGCTACTCGGATAACTCTACCGTTAAGGAGATAGGTACTAATTGCATCAGCGCCAATAGATTCAGCTGCAATACTCTCAGTATAGATCATACCGCCATCTATGTAGGTGGTACCTGGGTAGTAAACCTGAAACGCTAGAGCGTTGGCAGCATCATGCGCATTGTTCGCTAGAGTTTTTGCCGCGCTGGCCGCTGTGTTAGCTGCATTAGCTGTAGTGTTAGCCGCGTCTGCTGTAGTTTTCGCTCCATCTGCTGTTGTTTTCACGGCAGCTAGATCTGGAATATTAGCTCCAGAACCAATAGTTACCGCACCATTAGCCGAGTTTATAGAAAAAGTTGGTGTAGTACCGTTATATGCCGTCAATCCAGTAGACGTTAGGGTTATACCAGAGCTAGTGCCGTTAGCTCTAGTCGTAATATATCCACCAGTCAGCATAGTCGCTGTGACGTTACCGACATCCATCTGCAGAGCAGTGATCGAGTTAGCTTTAATGATATTTGCGTTAATCTCGATAGCTTGAACTAGCTGCCCAGTGATGTTTATGCCAACAATGTTCTCGCCAGTTACTAGAGTGCCCTTAGGTACGTTGGCAGTCTGGATGATGCTAGCAATTTTTTGAGCATCCACTAATGAGCTAGTTATAGCCGATACTGCTGCCGACTGTAAGCTATATGATCCCGCTGCTAGTCCACGAAGACGGAGTCTATAGTAATAAGTTGAACCGATAGTTGTAGTAGAGTCAACAAATATGGCATTAGCTACGGCATTAACCGTGCCAATCAGGGTAGTGGCATCGCAGTTAAAACTAGCTGATAGACCTCGGTGAATTTCTAAAATCCAACCATCAGCGGGGGCTGGCTGGTTGTTTGTCATCTTACCGTCCCACGTAAGCGTGACAGTCCCTAGGTGGATTTTTGTTGTAGGAGCAGTTGGCGTCAACGAGGAGAGCGGTACCGTAGTTGGAGCTGGCATAGTATAGTTACCAGCTAGAACGGTAGAATCGTTCAGACCACTATCAAAAGCAGTCACCTGAAAGTTGTAGGTTGCGCTAGGCTCCCAAGTATACGCTGACCCATCATCATGGTACTCAGTTGTACCGATAACCTGCTTCATATCGGTCCACTTACTATCAGTAGACTTCTTCCACCTAATGTGATACCCAACTAAATCTGTTAGATCTTTATTGGCGGCTGTCTTTGTGGGTGCAGTCCAAGATACATCAACGTTTGCTGATATGTACTTTCCAGCTATGACTGATAGGACAGCAGTTACACTTAGGGCAGTAGGTGGTTTAGGTGGATCATTGTCATCTGGAGCTGGATTAGCTGTAGACCAAGCAGTCCATCTAACTCCATCCCAGTAGTAAACGGTGGAGTCTGAGGTATTTGTCCAAGTAGACCCAACTGCGCAGTATTTTCTAGCCACCGCTGCCACATATTTGCCAGCAGAGGCTATGTCTACGGTACCTGTAGGCGTATCCACTCCAGCAGTTAGAGTGTAAGTTATAGTGTTGCCAGATTTACTTGCCACTTTGAAGAGGCCGTCAGTGCCAAACGCTGTCGCATTCTGAGCAAATATATCTACATGGACTACGTCACCTACCTCAAACTGAGGGGCTGCATTTAAAGTTAGAGTTACAGTATTTCCAGTAATGCTATACGAGTTTATAGCTCGTTTAGTTACTAACTGCTTCCTTGATGTCCAGCTGGACGGGGCTTGGGTCTCTGGGACAAAAGTATATGTATTGGTAATAACAACACCAGAGGTTTGCCCCTGAGTAGGGTCCTGTCTCCACGACTGCCTACCAGTCCAGGGTGCCACATCGGCAGAGGTCACCTTAAAGGACTCTCCGTCTACATCTATTAGATTGCCAGCAGTAGTGGCATGTATTCCACTAACCTCTAGTATGGAGTCTTTAGCTGCATCTAGGTCTCCCTGAAGGAATATCTCCACTCGGTCACTCGATAGCTTAGATCCAGGTATGCCCTTAGGATATACCCAGGCGCTCTCTACTCTGATAAATTGGTTAGGAGCACTACTACCTACAAATGTCTCTGGAGCAGGAGTAGTAGTGCTAGTGGATGTAGCTGCAGCAACCTGCGCGGAAGTTAGAAGACTGATTGGGCGTAGCTCTACGCTACGAACTCTTTGATCTAGTCTACTTACTAATGTACTTAGTTTTCTACGACGTTTTCTAATACCCATTGAATGCCTTACCGTCCTTGATTAAGACGCCAGAGATAGGAATTGCTGGCTCAGTGACTAGGTCCAAACTAACCTCTTCTGGGTAGCTAGGCGTGTCAGGTACCTTCACATCATACGAAATAATTTTTCTCACTAGTACACCATTATCGGTACCATAGTCTTGCTCCAAATAGCTGTCAGCTCTTAGGGAGACAAAGTCGTCATTAAGCTTAATAGAGCACCAATCTCCAGGGCTATATGTGCCAAGCATTGGATGAGCAGATCCATTTACCGAGATACTGAAAGTACTTATTGGCGGGACCGATTCCTCTAACAGCCTAGAGGCTTGCTTCCACAGTACTGTCTCTTCTAAGGAGTCCAGATCGTCTACAGCATCCAAAATAGGCCAGCCTTCACGTAGTAGTCCGTGGTTAATTGCGGCTGAATATGGCTGGCTAGCCTCACTCGATAAGTTAGAGTCCTTACCTTGGACAAAGAATCTTGTGGCAGAATCATCTGCATTTTCTTCGAACTGAGCCTCTAAAACATTTCCAGGGTACTCGAAAATTAGCTGATCTGCGCCGTAAGCACTAGCAGGGATAGCTCCAGAAAAACCATCTCCTTGGTCTGCCAACCACGTAGTCAAACTTTCTGGCTTTAGCGGTAGAAACTTAAAATACTTCTTAAAGGAGTTAGTCGCTTGGTCATATGTGCAATCGACACGATACTCAAAACCACCAGGCTTAGTCGAGTACTCATCGAAGATGTCAGCCACTGTCTTAAGCTGGTAACCACGAATCGTTGGGTTAGCCTCTAGTTTCCCGCTATACGCAGCGTTTTGGCTAAAATCAAATCCTATGTCGCCTAATGAAGTCAGTTCTCCATATGTGCCATACTCAGCGGACGCAGTCTGGGTCACGGTAGGTAGGGGGCTGCCGCTGGCATCAGTGTAGCTAGTTGCAATGTCGGCACCGTATTGGACAACTGTAAATCTAGTTGCAGACGGGACCTCATAGACTCGGGCGAACCCATCGAAAGTCTGACTGACGTTAGACAGCAATACGATATCGTCTACCTGCAACGAATGCGCAGAACTGGTATCTAGTGTAGAAACATTAGATTTTCTAGAAAAGCTCGTGACAGTCTTTACAGATGATTGCACCGTAGCAGTAGCGACATTTGATCCAGTGTTGGCATACGTAAATGTGTAGTCGTCAATAATAGATATGACCTGAGCTTCTTTATTGTTGAATCCAGACCCGACTCGTACGCCTTCAATCGCTACTTTTTGCCCAGGGACTAGCTCTTGCTTTTTGTGCGTAGTGACCGTAGCGACATTATTGCTGCGACTTATACTAGCTATCTCATTAAATAGGGTGACTCCTGGCCTGATTAGGTCATTAGCAAAGTCAAAATCAAATAGGTCAGTAGTGAGTTCGCGCATTAAGTCAGTCACATAGTTGTATGTGTCCTGTCGCGTTTCGATAGTTATCGGGTTATCTTCACCGATTGATAGCGTAGGGATTGTCTTCTCTGCCCCGCTAGAATCTGTATATGTGGCTGGAACGGTTATAACTGATCTACTATCGCTAGTCAGCCCAACCGTGAGAACCTCAAAGTAGCCATTGTACAGTGCATAGTCATCTGACCAGTACAGATAGACAGCCTCTCCAACCTGGAAATCGTACTGCCCGCCAGATAGGGTGACTGTCAGTGTGCCAGATGCGCTCTCTGCAGTTGCTTCATATGAACTACTCCAAGTCTTCCACACCACCCTATGAGCTAGGTAGCTGGGGAACTCGGCTGCAGATACTGACAAAATTTTATCGACTAGGCTATAGGTTCTACCCCAAATGATTCCGCCCCACACGCAGATGCCATTTCTAACTACATATAGAGCAGTTCTACCAGGCAAGGTATTCTCGTACACATTTAGGTTATATGTGTCGGGGGTTACAGCAATATCTCCGCTAAACCCGCCAGCTTCGGTAAGGGACCTACCATAAGATACGCCCCTAAATGGCATCTCGGCTAGTAGCTCGTTAGTCATCAAGTCGCAGACAAAATAGCGGTATTCTACCGCTTGATTGTCTGGTGACGTAGCTGTTGCCATAATATGTCCTTTTAGTGTCGTTACTATCTATTGTAGCAGTTATCCGATCCAGCCAGATCTCCAATAAACTCGACATTTAGCAGTACTGGTAGGGTTAGAAGTGTCCTCAAACTCAATGGTACTTGTACCAGGTGGCAGGTATAGCCAATCCACCAAAACCGCAGCCTTAGCTCTACCATTGGTAATGGTAGCTCCTTGAACTAGAAGCACCTCTCTATTGTGAGTATCTATCTCTAGAGACTGCGAGCTAGTCGTAGATCCTACTATTGTGATAGTTTGTCCGCTAGCTGGCATGGTTATAAGCGCTGGGCTATCTGGGGTGGAGTGTAGTGCTCCAGTTATCTCAAATACGAGGGGTACTGGAACGTTGCCTGAGTTAGTGAATGATTTAGCCCCGCCAGATGATATGTCTTGATAGTTGTATCCATCAGGCATCCCGTCGACATACTCATACTTAATCGGGTCTACTGCTTTTAGACCAATAGAGAAATCGTGTCTTCCTCTAGCATTAACGCTTGTAATCTGAGGAGCCCCACTAAGCCTCACATATGCTGCCCTAGTAGGATTCTCATTGACGATCAACCACCCGCCAGTTTTCACTAAATTGACTGCGTTTAAAAGAGCAGTTCTAGCCGCAGGGGCATCCTCTGGTTTCTGTGGTAGGAACGAGCCAGTTAGGGTTATCATACGATTGGCCCAGCGGCCAACCGCATCGTATGATCCGTCACCCCATCCACGTGGTAGGTCTGGCAGCTCTGGCTCAGGTAGTGTCCACCACCCCTGGATATCAGTAACTACCCATACGACGTCATTAGAGTCTATGGTATTTAAGGTTAGGCCATTAATTTCAACATCAGCGTTCAGCTTCATACCAGATAGGTACGGAATAGGCTGCTTACTTAGTGCCTTATTGACAATTCTATTTTCTTCTGCTTGAACCGACGGCTCAGCAATTGTTGGCTCGTAGTATTCTGCCATTAGATTGAACCCTTACGCATCTCGAAGGCTAGTCGTCTAGAGACCACCTCAGCCAACTCTTTTTCGTTCATACCAGGTGCAGCATTGACTACAATCTGCATACCGTTACCCGATAGCTGCTTAATCATAGCCAAGTCTCGCTTAGATAGACCATTGGCGTCTAGAGGCTCTATACGCTCTGGTCTACCTGCTTCAGCTACGTTAACAATCGAGCCACCCTGAGAAGGGAATACGGTACCACCCTCAGCTAGTCGGGCCAGTCGTACTCTCTGCATCGGTTGAATATTGAATCCGAGGGACTTCATACCACCGACTAATGGCCTCAAGGCCTCTGGGATATCAATCTTGATCTTATTGATCATACTAAATATCCAGTTCAAGCCATCTATGAAGAAGTTAATAAACCCTTCAGCAAAGCCAATCATCTGGTTCATGGCCCACTTGAATCCATCTTGCATGGCCTTAACACCAATAGATATTCCAGAGAACACACCAGAGAAGATTGGAAGAAGTAGTCTGACAGCTGCCACTACTACACCAGTTATTAGTCTCGCCAAGAAGGTAAGAACCTGAACGATGATATTTAGTGCAGGCCCAACTACAGAGAAAATTATGGTAGCCAAGTCTGCGAACACGGTGATGATTCCAGTAATTATAGGCATAAGCATCATTACCACCTCAACGACTACCATAATGATAGGGATGAGCATCTGAGCAAAGCTAGAGACTAATTCGACAACAATTGCAATTACTGGAGTAATTACACCAATAAGAGACGTAATTACAGGAGCAAGAGCATTGACTAGCTGAGCAACTAAGGTAGCAATCTGAGGCATCAACATTCCAAAAGCTTCTGCAAGTAGCGTAATTACAGGCATTAGCGAATTCAAAATGATTGGGATCAGTGGCATAATTGCCGACAAAATGCTAGATATTGCAGGTACTAGTGATTGTAGTAATATTCCAGCCACATTAAGGACAACTGGTAGCAGATCCTTGAATAGGATATCTGCAAGCTGCTGTATGTAAGGGAATAGATCGACTAGCGTATCCATTAGTAGGACAAAGATTGGCATCAACGATTCAGAGAAAATATCAAAGAACTTATTCAACTCTGGACCGAGTGTAGAGAACGATGCTGATAGCCCCGAGAATAGTGTTTGGAATTTTCCAACAAACTCGTCTACTTGCTTTTTAAACTCATCGTTCTTGGAGTATAGGTTAGAGAACGCTCCGATCACTAGCGCTATACCGAGGAGGATAGGTCCTCCCCACATCTTTGCAAACTGGGCAGTAGACCCAGTTAATTTCATGAATAGGCCAGTAAACACCTGAGCAAATTTAACTGCAACGCCCTGTACTAATCCAAAAGCTAGCCCGACTGCAGCTACTGCACCAACGGCGCTGGCAATTCTTTTAACAGTCTCGTTTTCGAACATTTTTGCCAATGCGCCAGTAATTTTCTCTAGAATTCCAAAGAATATCTTGAGCTGAGTAGCATCAGCGAATACGGCAGTGATTTTTGTGAGGTTAGTCACAATGCCAGCCAACGCTGGGCTAGCCTTGACTCCAGCTCGCATTATCTCACCAGCAGCAGGAGCACCAGCCTTCAGAGTGTCCCAGAACTGCTGAATCTCTGGCATTGTACCTAGTGAGAGCATCTCTTTCACTAGAGCGCCTATAGAGCCTAAGATGGACTTAGTATTGGTTACGGCAGACCCGAAATATTTATTGAGGGCGTCTGATCCGCCGACCATCCTATCTAAGTTGGCAAACTTATCGGTAGCCTGAATTAGCCAGTCCAGCATTCTATCGCCGCCAGAGCCTTTTTCAAAGTTGGCTCCAATGATCTTGCCAATACCCTTAAAGATATTTCCAAATATTTTACCGAATTTACCAGCTAGCTCGCCAGCTCGATCGAAGAAGTGCTGTAGCTCGCCAGTGGCCTCTTTATTGATTATAAAATTTCTAAAAGTGTCTGCTTTTGACGCAATCCACTCTACAAACTTTTTAGTTAATGGTGAAGCTACCCTAAGAATGTCTGTAAAAGCCTCTAAAGCACTAGCTAATGCAGTGCCAAAAGTCGAGATAACAGTACTAGACGTGTCAAATATAGACTTAAGGTTGCTCATACCCTTAGTGCTATTGATAAAAGTACCAACCTGAGTGACAGCGGTACCGAGTGCAGTTCCTATTTGGCGGAACCCTGCTTCTAGGGTAGGGAAATTTTTCCCCATCATAGTTTCTATTTGAGTACGTAATGCAGGTAAGAAGCCAGATGCAACTGCCTCTTTTAGTGCATCAAACTTAGGCTTTAGGGCAACTAGTGCCTTAGCAAAGTCTTTTTGGCTCTTAGTTAGACCAGCGTAAGGGTCATTCCCGCCACCAGCATTGACGTCTTTACCGCCATTTTTTATTTGATCATTAAGATCTTTAGTTCTATCTTTAGCTTTACGGTAGGCTAAATCTGCCTTCTCGAGCTCTAGCTCGGCTTCTCTACGAGCCATAGAGTTTGGAGGCAGGTCCTGCATTCTAGCTAAGTTATTTCTAGCTTTTTCTAGATTTAGGGCAGCGTCCTTCTCGCTAAGGGCAGCCTCTTCAGCATCAAATCTGAGCTGTTGCATCTCCTCGCGGATCTGGGCAAGCGTCTTTTTCAGTGCTCCACCAGGACCAGTAGCCTTATTGAATGCCGCGCCTATACCGCCAAGTGCCATACCAGCTAGCTTCATACCGATGCCGAGACCGACAGCTGCACCACCAACAGCAACCAGTGCAGTAGACGCGGCTCCTGCAGCACCAATTAGTGCACCAAAGCCACCAACTAATGCCGAGATAGAGCCAATAAGCGAGCTAATGCCCACCTGCAGAGTCATTCCAGTACGCTGCAGGTGAGCCCAGCTATCAGATGCCTTTATAGCTTCATCGCCACCAAAATCCCATTTGCTCTTTCGCATCCCGTTGTTGATGCTATCGCCAAATGTCTTTCCCATGCTCTTACCGTCGGAAGCAATGCCTCTTTCAGCATTCTTCATGGCACGTGAAATCTCTTCACCTACCCCAGTAGTAATTGCTCTAACAATTATTCGAGCTTCACCGACGATAGCCATGAGACACCTCCTAGTTGGCTGGAGCGTCTAGCAGCCCATTGAATGGGTTGCTAGATTCTGGATTGAAATTAGTAGGGGCTACATAAGGCTTTGGTGGAGCCTTAGTAGGGTCGAATGGTACAGGGTCATCGAAATCAAACCCAGCATCACCAGAGACGTATGATCTGCCAGACTTAGGGCCATCGGATTTAGTTCCGTAGTTATACGTCTGACCATACAGTCCATATAATGCTTTTCTCATAGCAGATATCCCGTCAGCCTGCTCCTTAGAGAGGTACGAGGTATCTGTTTCGAAATAGTAGTGGAGGACATCCAGCATCTCTACTGCATCCATTGTTTCCAATTTCAATCCATCCACTAGGGCTCTTCCGTTTACATAGGGCCAGAGGTCAATTGCCCAGGTTACTATGCCTCTGGCTGCTGATTTGGGCGAGCGGTGTACTCTTCAATTAGCCAGCCAACAATGTCACTCAGGGTGTCTACAGACACTAGACGGTCTGGATCCTCGAGCAGTGCGTTGAATGGTTCCTTGCTGTCATTGACTAGTACGTAGTCAAAAAACTTATTAATAGTCTTTGCTGCCTCGACAGGGTCATCCGAGTTTGTGTTAGCTACTAGGTTTAGCAGGAGCTTACCCTGCAGCTGTGGGCGGCAGTAGAAATCTTCTCCGTGAAGCTTGAAAGCTAGAGGCTCTACTTCAGTAGCCTCTGCTCCAGTGCCAAAGTCCTTGAATCTTGTCATGGGTTAGTCCTTAAATTAGTTGTCTATTACGGAATAGTCCGCACTACTATTTTACCCCATAAATTAGGTGGAGAGTAGCTAGGATCTATAATGAATTAGCTGATCACTAAGATAGCGATTTGGCTTAGTGCCAGGGTGGTGCACTTCCCTGGTCTTTATGACCCTAGAGCCTTTCCCAAAAACTAAAACCCCACCAGGCTCTGTTGGGCGAATAACATGAGGCCTTGTGCCTTCATGGTGCATTAGGGCATATGGCTTATCCGCAATTAGCCCTACGTATTGACCAGTGAAATTGCCTAGATGGTATGCTCTAATGTTACGCTGCAATGCCCCCGTGCGAAACCCCACCTGGCGCTTAGCCTTAAGTAGGGCAATCCTATTCCGCTTCTCTAGGTAGTTCCATAGTGTCAACCTATCTTTTTTATAGTCTGTATTTAAGAATCTACGAAGCTCTTCTCTATATAAGGTGACCTCAGCTACCTGATATCCGATAGCCATTATGGGACAGCAATCGTTAGCTGCATAGACACCGTCTGGTAACCACCTTCAGTTCCAGCAGTCTCTAAAGTTGCAATCACTCCTAGGCCAAACCCGCTGCTATCCCACTGATCCAACACATTTACAGAGTCCATGAGTACCCATGAGTCAATGGCGGATACTTCGGCCGCGGCTTGGATGGCAGCTGGAGCTGGTGCTCTACCATTCATTCCCACTACAGGGGCAGATCTAACTACTGAGATAGTCACTACAGCAGTTCTAGGTACGTGACATCTCTGAGGGGTAACTGCCTGATCACCTGGAGCACCTAAATACATCTGAATAAATGAGACTACTAGCTGCTCGCAGTCAATCGCGGGCTGCCCCATTGTCCAGTATCTACGCTGGGGCAGCTCCACGTTGTATGACTGGAAGGTCGCCTCAACGCGCTCAAGAATACCCTCCATGAGGTCACGGAGATGTACAGCATCCTCGGAAACTCCTGTTAGGTCAAGTTCTTGGCTAGGCATTGGCTTATTCCTCGGTGGTTATTTCAGCAGGAGACTCTACAGTATCCTCTACGACTGCTACTGGCTCTACAACTACTGGCTCTACCTTAGGGGCAGGGGCAGCAGCACGTGGAGCAGGAGCGGCCTTCTTTGCTTTAGGCTTCTCGGTACCCAACATGTCCTGGGCACGGAAGTTAGTCTGAATAGACATATTTCCTCTTCTCTTAGTACATCTTGATCTGGAGGTTTCCAGAGGCAAGTTCGACCAGGCTCTCCACGTCATCTTCTGTAGAAGAGGCGTAGAGTGTCCAGGTTCCTGGGTCCACCATACCTAGCGCAGCCTTAGCTTTTGCATATGGGATGGTGAAATCTAGTGTCTCGTTTTGATAGTCGAGAGTGATCGAGTCTGAATCTAGGGTGATGGAGGTCACATCTCCGTAGTTACGTAGGACTACCTTAGGAGTGTAGGTGGCGTTCTGAGGGAAGAAATTACTTAGGTCAACACCCTCTCCGCTAGAGGTCCAACTAATGGATGCAGCTTGGGATGTGGCATGTAGTACTAGGTCTTTGCCAGAATCTGCTAATAGTCTTAGTGGTTTAGCTACATACTTACGAGCACGTGGAGCATCTACAGAAAATACTTTTGACTTACGACGAGCGTTGTCTGGATTTACAACCTTTAGGAAAAGGTCGATCTCATAGAGTCCAGTACGGAGCTCATCGATAAACTCTTGGTTGTCGAGAATAGTGTAAGAAACACCCTGACGCGAGACAGACGTTACACGCTGAGGTAGCTCGCACATTTCATCGCCAGCCCATAGGCGAGCAAACTCTATAGCCAACTTACGAGCTGCCATCTTACCTGCCACAGGGACTGGAACCCCATAGGCATAGGTAATCTCGGTGTTGCACGGGGTCCAGGGTGTTCCAGCTTTTACGTGGATAGTGGAGTGATCGACTAGGTAGTAGCTCGACGGGTCCATTACCTGGCCCAGGCGGTTTCTCATCGAGATGACCCTGGTCACTGGTCGACCACGAAGTTTAATTCGCGAGTCTGGAGATAGACCGTCTGATGTTAATTCAGAGTACTCATTAAAATCACCAGACGGGATATTGTAGATGTCGCCACCAAACAAGACTGGAGAAGTGGTCTTCCTAGAAGGGCCTAGTCTGTTATTTCTAAGAGTGCAGGTGTAGCGCTCTGTGACAATAGTCTCGCCAGTGTATTTACGCCCTGACATAGCCCAGAGTAAGTTGGATGCAACCTGAGCTGCCTCTAGGGTGAACTCGGTGTATGCGTAGTCTCCCATTTCTTCTGGAAGAACCCATAGATTGCTTGTCATGTTAAATACCTCTTAATAAGTTTAACGGGTGACAGCTCAAGCCATTAGCTCAAGCTGCCACCCGTCGTTACTAGTTATTAGCTAGGGTTTTCGTTTGATGCAATGATGCTGTCAATCGCTGAATCAGCGTTGTAGCCTAGGTTTCCTGGAACGTTGTAGGTAGTACCGCCAGCTCCAAGATCAGTGACAGCTGTGTAAGCAGGTGCCTCTGGGTTCTTCGAGTTGATTACGATTACCTTACCAGCCTTACCGACCTGTGAGCTAGTGATGTCGCTAGTGATGCTCGAGGCAACAAAAGTCACAGTGTTTCCAGATGCCGAAGCAACAATCTGGTCTCCGTTAAGAGAAGGTGATACGTTCGATACAGTAATTACATCGCCCTGCTGGAGTCCTGGGGCCGCGCTAAATACTAGCGAACCAACAGTTCCAGAGAGTGTAGCTGAGTAGCTGTTCAATGTAATAGGAGTACGGTCAGCGACGTTTGCAACATTCGAAGTAAACGCCATTGGGCCAGAACCATCGGTCCAGGTGTAGAATCCAGCTAGGCCAGTTGGAGCCCAGTCTGTGCGTGCATATGAGTATGGACGCTCTGCAGCAACAGGGAATTCCCAGCGGCCGTCAAGACCTGACTTGAAGTTAGCATTTCCAAGACCATAGCCTTCGAAGGTGTTAGCCATTAGACCGTTTTCAATAACTCGGTCACCAGACTGACGCATCTTCACAAATGGGAATACCCAGTGGAAGTAAGGTAGGACGCCAGCGCGCTTTCCGTCCTTAACTGCGTGTGACCAAACTTCGATGGCAACACCGTTACCAGCAGGGTCGTCACCGACGCCAGGGGCAGCCCAACCAACAGACTTGTGGTTAGGGTCCTGTACAGTTCCTAGGTTCTTGCGAAGAAGCAGACCACCAGAAATTAGAGCCGAAAGCTCTGGGTCTGGCTCACAAATAGCGAGCTCCATGGTGATTCGCTTTAGGGTGTCTGGGGCCTTGTATGTCACGCA